ACAAGTCTACTTGTTCAGGACCAATTGTGCTTCTAATAATTAGCTGACACTTGTCTTTATATTCTTCATAAACTGATTGTAGTATGCTAATATCTAGTTCGTTTCCTGTAGATGGAGTTGGGACACAAACAAATGCATACTCTACTGTCTCAAAATCACATAACAAATATTTTGTCGGATCGTGAAGTTGTATATTACAATTTGTCTTTTTTAAGAGATATTCTGTAGCTTTACCAACAAAGCCATAACCAATAATTGCTACGTTCATGAAAATAAGTCCTCAAGTGTATTTTGTTTCTCAGTCTCCCAACCAAGAGATTTGACAATAGTGTCCATTGGATCAAGAAATGATTTCTTAAACATCAAATCATAATCTACATATCTGTGAATATTAAATTCTTTAGGAATGACTGTATTGAATGAGATGCAATTCTCTTTCATCGTATTAGGCTCTTTCAGATACAAGAACTTAATCTTGTCTCCCTCTTGTATCCTTTCATACTTTTGATCTATCTTGTTTTTCTTTAGATAATAGTTATATAGTAGACTTCCTCGCACATGCATCGGAGTGCCTTTTTTATAGATATCAGCAGAGTCAGTGTATTTTCCTAAATTGTTACAACCTCTAGGAAAAGCAATCTCTTCCGCTGGCATTTTTATAAATGCATTGCGAGTATCTGTAATAAACTTCTGAAGAGTCTTCTCATCAGTAGTCAAAGTCAGCCTTACGGCTTCTCTCAGAGACTCTCGCACAGGCGCAGGCGTAGACGAACGAACAATCTCTAGCCCCATTACCTTTAGTTTAGGTTCTTTGTAACGAGTACCTTCGTTGTCGTAAACATTCATCGCATATCGTTTCTTAGCGATCCAGATAGCCTTGTCTGCGATTGCTTCTCGCTTAAAGAATATCTTTTTCTCAAAAGCATGAGTATAGTCTACAAGACTGTCCATTGCCTTTGAGATACAAGGTTCAATTTGCTCTGTGCCTATCTTGTCAAGTATGTCAATTAGCTTGTCCATATCTTTGTCTGCAAAGAACTTATCAACGACTGCCTTGAGAGTGATATAGCAAGAGTCAGTGTCAGAATAGAAACTGTACATCTCATTCTCGGTACCTACAATCTTATTGACAAATTCATCAAGCGCCGTAGCAGTTTCCCGAATAATGAATTGACCAGATAGTGTAATGCCTTCTGCTATTCTGTCATCATAGAATCTGAAATATTGATTAGCCATCGCACCATAGAGAGAGTTGAGCTGAATCTTTCTTGCCATCTGAAAGTTGTTGTACTTTGCGATTTCATTCTTGTACTTAGGATCTTTTGTGTCCTCAAGTAACTGTTCTGCTTCTTTCATTAACTTCTTGTACTTCTGTCTATCATCAAAAAACTTCTGTACAATCTCAGGCATGTATCCTAGTTTACTTCGTGAGAAACATTGACCATTTGCTGCAACTGCATACTTGCCATCAAAATTGTATTTGCGCTCTAACATGCCATCAACTGTGACATCGTACACTTCACCTGGCACGAGAGTCTCAGGAGACATATTGTATTGCATGATAATAGAAGGATACAGTGAAGTAGCATCAAAACTTTCTACCCATTCGTACTGACCAGGGACAGGTTCTTGTACATACGCACCTGCAATACTTCGGCTGCTCTGTGTCTGTTGTTTCTGCCCAAACACAACTTTCTGTTCCCATAGATGATTGTATAACAAACAGTCCCACGTCTTTACAGGAGATGCAACATCAGAGTAGTTCATCTTACCATCGTATGCCATTGTAAGGCATAGTTCGATAAGTTTAAGTTTGTCTTCTAGTTGATCTACGAGAACACTGTCGATGATGTTATATTCAACGAACAAGTTCCAATCTTTCTCGTAGAAGTCTTTGAATGTATCATGAGGATTCTCTAGCTTGTTGTGACCTAGTTCTACCTCTGTGATGTGATCTAGCTTGTAGTTTTCTCGTGTTACATAAGTAAATTTCTTATACAGGTCAAGATAGTCTAGTTGTGCAACACCCCAAAGTTCATACCGCAGAAACTCACGACCACCAATCTTTACTTCTTTTTTGTTGACAAGATTGAAAGGACTGAACGCTTTCTTCATGTCATCGCCAAACAACTTCTCTGAACGAGTGACAAGATAAGGAATATCGAATAGCTGAATATTCCAACCAGTCACAACATCAGGCGGATCCTGCGCCCACCAATCTAGAAACTGCTTGAACAAATCCTTCTCATCTGAACAATACCGATAGTCTACGCCTAAGTGAGCAGTGTGTTCAGTGGGAGTATATTCACCACAACCCCATGTAATGATTCGCTTAGTGTTAGCTTCCATCACTGAGATTAGAGTGACTTCTTCCATAGGATTATAAACATCAGGGAAGCCATGATTGACCGTAGTCTCGATATCGATTGAGATAATCTTTATTTGAGTTTGATTCCAAGGAACTTCTCCCGGAAACTTCTCAGTAAGATATTGATAGTTCCAATCAGATTGTCCGTAAACAGGGAAGTTTGAAACATCTGAATATGTTTGAATGAATTCAGATGCTTCTTTGTTCGTGCTGAACTTGATGGGAGAGACTGTTTCTCCGAACATTGACTTGTAAGGGCTAGGCTTGTCGGATTTTACAAATAGAGTCGGCTGAAAATCATGCCTTGCGGTCTGTCGCTTACCAGAAGGACTGATACCTCGGTAAAGTATTTTGTTGCCGTAATGTCTAGCGTAAGTGTAAAACATAATAACTCCCAATCATTTTATATAGTATATAACAAAAGGGAGTCATTTGTCAAGCGTTTTTCTCATACTAATCGTTCAAAAACCATTATATGGCCGGACGAAGATTTAGACAGATACTACACCTTCGGCAATAAGTCGTTGGCGGTTCTTCATATGCGCTTCTTGCACATCGTCCTTAGACTGACCTTCGTACAGTACCGCATACCCTTCTTTGACTAGTATCTCTCCGGCAAGACAGTATCGATCTTCAGCAGCATAGTAGACTTCGAAGTCGCCTAGAATACGACCGAACTTACCTTTCATGTCTTCGCCGTCTTTGGCTACACGAGTCTTCAGTACAGCAGTCTTGCCGAGCAGAGATTTCAATCTAGCACCGGCTGCTTTACCAAACTTCTTCTCAACCTTATCTCGTGTGCGTGATTCGGGGGTATCAATGCCCATGATACGGACACGCTCATCCTTTAACCATATACCAAACCCGAGGTCGATGTCAACATCTACGGTATCACCGTCAACTACTTTAACTATTGTTGCTCTATACTCGTACATGATTTATCCTGTAATGATTTGTTTAGGAGCAGGTGTTGCTACTTTGTCATCAGGAACTACAATACCACTACCGAATCTACGGTTATACTCGTTGAGCAATTCAGTAGAAGGATAGTATATAGAGATAACATGCATAGGCATAATAGGAACAGATTGATCCTTAGCATACGGACAGTAAGGAGTTAGGCCAAGTACAAATTCGTATTCATTCTCAGGCTTTGGTCTCATCATAATGTAGCACGGCTTTGTTATCTGAAGCATTTTACCGCCTTCAAGATTTACTTCAGTGACATCACCAATGATATCTTCGCCTGAAGAAAGTTTAATAATTTGTACGTTGGCCATAATAATATCCTATTTTATTTCACTTTGATTTCTTTCGGTTTTTTCTCTTCAGGAATGATTCGTATCAGAGAAATATTCAACATACCATCAACAAAGTCTGCGCCTGTCACTTCAACATCTTCCATCAATGCGAAAGTGCGTGTGAAGTTTCGTGATGCAATTCCTTTATGATAGTATTCTTTTTTGTCTTCGCCACGATCTTGAACACCTTGTACAACGAGCTTCTTGCCTTCGGGAACTACGTGGATGTTGAATTCATCCTTAGTAAATCCTGCAGCAGCAATCTCGATGACAAACTCTTCATCGTTTGTTTTGACAATGTTGTATGGGGGATAGTTGCTTGCGACCTCGGAAACTGTTTCCAAGTTGTTGAACATTCTATCAAAGCCCACTGTGAATGGACGAACATTGTCTAAGATTTCGGCCATGTCAGCCGCTATGAACTTGCGTGTTACCATCTTACTTCTCCTATTAAGCGAGTTTTATGTGTGAGACCCTTTCGGCGTCTCGATTGGTGCTAATAACAAGCCCGCTGTTCCTTCTTTGTGAAGCGTCGGACTACACTGACGACTTGCCATCAGCAATCTTATTTATACATCATTTAACTATAATACTAAACTTTTTTCGTATTGTCAATAGCTTCTATTAATATTCCACCTGCATCATACTTGTGCCATCTGTGAATGGCTGCTTTTTCGTGGTGTAATTTGTGAAACCCTTCACCGAAAGTTAGCATTCCCAACCAGAAGTCATCGTTAGCCACTCTATTTCTATGTGAGTAACTGAATACAAAACTTCCTATTAGTTTACTAAATCCTGCAGGTGCTAGATAAGCATACACAACAGCGAACGGATCGATTAGATAAAGAATGCCCGCATAAGCCGCTATCATGTGCCAGTAATACTTAGTCTGTTTTCTGTATGCGTCCTGCTTCAATAAGTCCCTGACATATTTCAAATGTATTGGCGATAACACTTGTAGAAAGTAACTTCTAAACCATCCTTTGTGAAAAGGACTGTGAGGATCTTTATCTGTGTCAGAGTATCTATGATGCTCACGATGATTAGCTACCCATACCATAGCAGGTCCATAAAATGGAATGCCAGCAAAAAAGAGGAGTATATTTCTAAGCAAAGGAGGACAGTTGAAAGCACGATGAGAGGCTAGACGATGATATCCTATAGTCACACTAATCATCATACAACAATAAACGACAAGAGTTATTGCCCACTGCCATAGTGTAGCAGTGGGCATCAAACTCGTTGAAAGTATCGCCACTATCTGTCCTAAAAGCAACAAGTAGGGAAACACTCGCTTATTGTTAAGCATAATCTATCGCTTCTTACCTATGTTATATTTAGGAACTAAGTTCCATTCTTTTTTATCTTTGTAAGAAATAATTTTTACTTGACTCAATGGAGCGAATTCTAAACTGTCAGCTTCATTGACAATCTTAATCAGTCCCCATTCTTGAAGAAGTTTTGCTATAGTATTTCTTCTTTCAAGATCATTGTCAGAAAAGTCTGCCGCTTTGCCATCTAATGCAAACAGCTCTTTAAAGTGAGTAATAAAATATCTTCCTTGTTTATGAAGAATGTGACAGGACTGGTATAAAGTATTGTCCTTTTTAGATGCCACACCTATACGAGAAAGTGTCTCTTTTACTTTTAAAAAGTTTTCGGAATCTTCTAACAAGATTTCAAGAGGAACGTATCCCTCATAATCAATATTAAAGAAATCATCTTGGTCATTCATGTCAATCTACCTATTATAATTGTTATAATCAACTAACAGGTATTTATAACTTGCCACCTTTTGAACTAATCAACTTGAGTTTGATCTTCTCAATATCATCACTAGTCAAAATGCGTAAAGCCTCTTTCGCTTTGTTGAAACTATAACCAAAATATTGTTGAATTGCCTCTAAATTCTCTTCTTCAGACTTAATCCATTTACTGTATCGTTTGCTCTTGCGAACAACCGCACATAGAAAATCATACTGCATCTTGTTATCTATGTGCGGCCGAGAGTTCATTTCATTCGCAGGAATGACCGTATCAGCAGCAAATCCCATTGCACGATTAACGATGAAAGGATTGTATTCTTTCTCCGTAGCTTCATCGACAATGAGATTTTCTTTTGTAAAGTTTATGCTATTAGCAAAATCAAATGGGCTGATCTTTTTTACTTTCTCGCTAAAAGACTTCTCATCAACTTCTACTACTGGCGGTCCAAGTTCTTCCAAAAAGCTCATAATTTATTCCCAAATAATTTTAGTTCTGCTGCCTATTCTTATAATAGAAGATATTTCGTCCGGTTTAAACTCTAACATTTGATTTTCTTCGTCTGTGTGTTCCCATTCTAAATGTTTTTCTGGAGTTATAGACAAATCTTTTACCCAAAAATCATGGGTGTATCCGCATTTAAAAACTACACGAATTTTTATTTGTAGTTCATTTCTTGGCCATTTCATTTATTATTCCTCGTAACAGTTTTTATTTCGCTCAATAATAACTTTCGGGTCAGTTATATTGCTTATGGGAAAGGTTAATCTGTGTAAGATTCTCCTCTCAAAAACAGCATCTGGTCTTAGTGGTCTACGATGTAAAGTAAGTAGTTGATCGCTTAGAACGATGTCTCCTATTTCCCATTCATGATGATACATAAATTTTTCTTGAAATAGAAACGATTTGAGTTCTTCATAAAGTTCTATATCATCGGCATCGCCGTCACTTACCTGCAAGTCGTTATTCGTATAGAAATACAATCCTTTAACACCTGCAATGTTCTCTTGTTCGATCCACATACGATATGAAGGATCTTTCTTAGCGTGATCTAGGTGCCAAGGAGTTTCTGCCCAGTTCGCCATGTTGTATGTGTATGTACAATACTTGCCTTTGATCTTATCTTTGAGACTCTGCGGCATAACAGCATACGCTGCTGCTGTATCTAACCAAGAAGTAACAGTACCTTCTACTCCTGCATAGCCTTGAAGAGCAACACCATCTGCTCTATCAGGACCATTTAGATTAGCATGCCAGTCTAGCTTGCCTTTAGGAAAGATGCCAGTTGGCTTGTTGTCTTTCTCTTTAGCAGTGACTCTCTGTACCAATACTTCATCTACTTGCCAAGGATCTAATGGCTCTGTAGGAACTCCTTTGAAGTTGCCTTCTACGTCCCAGAAACATTGTTTCCAATTTGCTATGTGACTCATGCCAGCAATTAATCTGTGCATACCAATAGGATTAGTAGGTGCCTTTTTTATGACAACTACAAGTTCCTTCTTCAACAACTCAAACGTCTCTAAACAATCTTCTTTAGTTAGGTTATCAAAATCTAGTGTGTGATATATCACTTATTAGTCCTTGAACTGTATACTTGCCATGATTTCAGTTAAACACGCTGTTAGATTTATTTCTTGATCGGCGACAAATGCCGCTTTATACTGATAGTCTGCAATCAACAGAACCATCTGAGGAACTGTTTTGATCTCAGGAAGTAAAGAATCATAAATGTAACGAAATATGCCTTGCGGATCAGTATCAACATTGTTAGCAACCCACTGCCGCATCTTCTTCCAATCTTTATCTTTCAAAGATGTGATTAGATCCTTAGTATTTATATCAGAAATATTGCTAAGAATACCTTCATCTATAGTACCAGATGAACTATATCGCTGCATCTCATTGAGTACACGGCGATAGTCTGGAATGTATTTCATCAACAATTCTGCAAGTACTTTGTCTTTGTACGTCACGCCTTCAGCATCAAGAACGAACTGCATGCGCTTCATGAACTTGCCTGCTAATCCAACCTGATCTTTCTTGTCAGTCTTAAACTCAATGACAGTAGTTCGACTGTGAAGAGGAGCAATGATCTTCTGCTTGTAGTTACATGTGAAGATGAAACGACAATTTTCAGAGAATGTTTCGATGAATGCTCGAAGTGCAGGCTGTACTGACTCACGATTGAGATAGTCTGCCTCATCAATGATTACAACCTTAGTCTTGCTTTCGAAACTGATAGCACTAGCAAACTGTTTGATCTTTGTACGAAGAGTGTCGATTTGACGACCTTCATCTGAACCATTGATAACGATATAATCGCAACCTAGTTCTTCACACAAGGCTCGTGCGACTGTAGTCTTGCCTGTGCCTGCTGTACCACAAAGGAGAAGATTAGGTACTTCTCCTTTCTTTAGAAACTCTTTGAAAGTTGCTTTTGTGGCATCAGGTAGAATACAGTCTTCGATAGTTTGTGGGCGATACTTTTCTACCCAGAGGAAATGATCTTTCATTTTTCACACCATTCATAATATAATTTAGCTGCCGAATCTTTCTTTAGTGTTTGTGCCATCAGACAAATCTAAGATAATATGTCGGCCTCGCTTAGGCTCAATCTCTTCAACTGTCTCTACTGGGTAGTGGTCACACCCTTTCGTATAACCCTTAGGAGTGTCGATGACCTTCGCACCGCATTCCTCACAAATAAAATTATTCACCATCGTCTCCAAAAATTTCTACGTCTCCTGTCATTACTTTCTTAACAAAACTAATAGCAGGGCCAGGTCGAGCGTACACATATTCTACCGTGTCATCACCCTTAGTGAATTCAACCAACCAACCGTTAGTTGCTTCTCTAATGTTTACATTCAATTGAATATCGTTCATACTATACCTCAGATGATTGGTGTAGTGCCAACCAATACTTGACATCAGAATTAGTGTTTACCATATGCATGAATTTCTTTTGAGAAATGATAACACGATAATCACCAGGGAGGACTTTGAGATTTTCTATTTGCAAGTGTGCTGCAAATGTCTTATCAGTCTCGGCGATAACTTGCTTGAAGCTATTGCTCTTAGGAGTTGCAGGATCACCTACAGTGATTGTAGCAGTACTGCCGTTACCTATCACACTCACCATAGGAGCAGCAGTGATACCTGCTGCCTTCTGAATCATGCTTAGATCGTCTGCTGAGAGGTCGAAGGTGAAGAATTCATCTACTTCGATTTGCTTGTCGGGTGCACCAACAATGATTTCAGGATCAGCGTAGTAGTATTCAAACAAACTACGATCCTTAGACACTGTAATAGACTCGTCACCAAAAGACACTTCAGTATCTTCCATGAGAGTCAGTAAGCCAAGAAGGCTATTGAGATCGTAGATTGCAAACTCACGATCAAAAGTCTCTGCCACTGTAGCACGAGCAAAAATATTCTTACCTGTGCTAATAGTGGAGAGAGTGTTACCTTGTCGGACGAGAATGTTTGTATTCACGCCTGCAAAGTTTTTGAGGACTGAAAGTGTATCGTTACTAATTTTCATAATATATCTCACAAAGTTAATATTGTCTGTACAGTATACAGACATCATAATAAAAAGTCAAGCAACTTCTAAGTATTTTCTACAATATCCATAGTAAGTATGATATCTAAAGATGCGCATTTATCGGCGATTTTTTCTTTTCCCCAAAGAAATTGTGCATGTTCATAGAAAGCGCCATATTCTTTAATACTAGGCGCAGTGTGTCGTAAAGTTCTTATCAATTCGTCATCTGAAAAAACTACTTCTGTAGAGACAGAATATTCTTCTCTCAATTTAGACATTTCTTCTGTTTGAGCGCCATTCGTTGGAAAATCTACTTCCTTATTTGGTCTCTTCATCACATATTCTACTACAATAGGCATAATATTCCTTAATAAGTCTAAACTACTCTAGAATCAATCGTAACATTATTATCAGAAGCAATTGTATTTACTCCTGTTTTTTGCCAAAAACTTTTATATGCAGAAAAATAATCTTGTACGTTTTCATCAGGACAAGTTTCATACCATGTCCAAACTAATTCATCATCGGATACACTATCAGAGGAAGTGACATTGTATTGTTCTCGCAAAGAATTTAATTCAGAAACTCCTGAAAGGCTTGACCAAGGCCAGTCAGTGTCTGTGCCCGGACGAGTGATTTTAAATTCAACGGTCATCGCCATTTTTTATTCTCCTGAAATGGTTTTGTTTCTCTTATTTATAAGAAACGGTGACTGTATCTTCAGAATATTTACGATCATGCTCATACAATGCTAAGAAACCGTAGTGAATAATCTTCACAATATCCTTTCGCCATTCTGCTGGCGTTTCACCTTTCTTACCGTATCGACCATTGTACTTGTCGATGTTGCCGTGAAAGAACCCATCACCGTGTCCTCTATCGACAATGATCTCAGCGGACTGAAGTCCGCCTTGACCGTAGTGAGCATTGTAAGTAGAGTCTATGTACTTCTTAAACTCCTCAATCAATTCATCTTCACGAAACTTGTAGATTTTCTTACTCATTAGAAGTTGACTCCTTCTGTGGGATCTTTCAGAACAAGATTGTCGTAATCTTCATTTGTAGGATCAACTTTGCCATACAGGTCGATAAACGCTTGCTTTGTATCCTCATCGAAGCGATTAGTACACAGAGTGATTGCTTTTACTTTGTCATTGAACACTGCAAAAGCATTGACAATATGTTCTAGGCGGCGAGTAGAAACAAGCTCATCGATTGCACCTTCCATATAGGTCTTGCGAATAACGTCAGACCATGTGACGAGGTGTGTAGCAAAGTCCTCATCGACACAGCCTGCACGGGTCATTTTGTTGAGAACAATTTTTTTCTCAACTGTCATTGTAGGATACTCCTGCTCAACGGTGATGGCAAATCTCTCCAAGAAAGCCTCGTCAAGTAACTGGGCGCTAATAAATTTACCATCATCTGAACCACGACCTTTTGTGTTAGCCGTTGCAATGATTGTAAAACCGTTAGCAGGAGTAATGGTCTCGCCAGTCTTTTTATTGAAGTAGGACTTACCCTCGAGGACAGCTTGGAGACACATCAGCTTATTCGATCCACGATCTACTTCATCTAAAATGAGAACTGCGCCCCGCTTCATAGCGGTGAGGACGGGCCCTTCTCGATAGACTACGTTACCATCAACTAGTGTATTGCCACCGATCAAATCGTCCTCATCGGTTTCAATACTAATATTGACACGAATTGCCTCACGCTTGAGGTTCGCACAAATCTGTTCTACCATTGTAGTCTTGCCGTTACCTGACAGACCACTAATGAATACAGGATAAAATATTCGGCTGTCAAGAACCTTTTTGAGGTCTTTATAGAAGCCGAACGGTACAAAGGTATCATCCTTTACAGGGATTAGATTTTCTATTTCCACGGTAAGTTTTGCCTGTGTAACATTTTTGACTACAGGTGTAGTATTGTCTACTACAATTTTAGGTGCTGGTACTGCTTGAACACCATTGAACATCTCGGTTAAGTCATAAAGACCACGACCAGCTTTCAAAGAGGTGTCGTTAAGTAGCCAATGTGGATATTTGACACCAGATTCTTTATGCGTTTCGATGATATCTTTACGCTTGAAAGTGCCAGTTCCGTTGTCCTTTGCTTTTAGTGCCGACAACAATGTTTCACGATTAATGTTATTCATAATATAGACCCTCACAGTCATAGTTAAAAAATAGTTTGTTTTTTCATTCTATGCTTACATTATAGCACCTATTGGGCATATTGTCAAGCACTTATTTCTCTCATACAAATCAACAACTTAGGCTATCTGTGATGAGAATTTCTGCACAAATACTCGATTTTGAGCCTTGTTTCCGGCAAATTTCTTGAATCCTCGAAGTAAATCGCCCTTAGTGTTAGACTTTACTTCCAAATCGGAATCGACGGATAACTCTGAACCGTTGATAACGTAGCGTACATCGAATCCAACAGGGTCCTTGACCTCTAGAAGTCCACTAGAGCGTTTTGTCATGATCTGATCCCACTCGGTGTAGTGATCACCTTTGTGATTGACAGTAAACAAGGACTTGCACTCCTCAATGTTTCGCTTGTTCCACTTTGCAATCAAGTGATAGTTTATCACCTTAGAACCTGTAGCCTCTTTATACAGATCGATAAGAGTAGCAGATAGAATAGTGTTTCGGTGAGCCCACCCTGTGCTATACATTGGTGTTACTGTGCTTCCGTACTTTAGTACTATTGGTGAATGGCCGCCCCAGTTTGAACTCTCACGGAGAACGTCAGAGGTTTCACTAGCTCTCCAGTATGTAGCGTAGTCAGTCGCCTCACCATCAGTAAGAATAATAGTGTTGAGAACCTCGATACGATTTGCCTTGCGAAACTGTTTTGCAATCTCAAGTCCAACGACTAGTGTTGCATTCAAAGGTGTAGCACCCATACTAAAGCCGTTGTGATCGACACGAATATCGGTTCGATAGTTTGCCGGAGTACGGAAACTGTCACGCCACAGTAGTAAACACTTGTATGCCATTTCAGTTTGCTGTTTAGTGAAACTAGATGACAGTAAGTGAGTAAGAGATAGATTCTCTAAATAGTAATCTTTCTCTTTAGTGCCTTCAGGTGGGACTGGTGTTGCATAGTCATTCAAAGATGTAAAGCCGTAGACTTCGAAAGGAATGTTGACCTTACGAGCGAACATCGACAACCTGATTAACTGCTCGATAGTACCTCGCATGTTAGGATACATAGAGCCTGACATATCAAGATACATAATCATACCATGATTCTTGCCTTCAGGTATAGTAGTAATCTGCTTGAACAGATTGTCCGAAGTCTTATAAGACCACAGACGCTTATCATCGAGGTCGCCAGTCTTAGCAGTTTTAGCTTTGATATAGAGTGACGCTTTACGCTTCATCTCAAAGTTGGCAACCATTTGACTGACAGACTTTGAATTCTTAGCAACAAATTCTTTGTAGTTGCTTTCGGCAACAAATTCAATATGTTTTCCTGACCAGCTAGAAAAATTTTCATACTTGTAAATAGATGAAGCAGTTTTGATGTAACGTGAAGGATCTATTTTAGTAGGTATATTAACATACACAGGATCTTTCTTAGGCTCATTGTCTACAAGACGTTGTTCGTTTTCACGAAACTCTGAATCTGTGATTGAACCAACGCCGCCGTCCTCGACAAACTTTTTGACAGATACAGGAGTCTCGTCCTCATCTTCATCCGGCTCACTGAACAGTTGGTCGAATTCATCAGGTTCAGCATCGCCAGAGAAGCCTGAGTCCAACTCACTGTCTTCCTCACTGTCACTAGACTCGCCTGCGCCTTCGCCAAAAGATTCTTCCTCATCGTCATCATCGGAATCGTTTTGAAATTGCTCAAGCAGATCCTCAATAGTGTCCTCTGCTTCTTCCTTTGCCTTGCCGTGAAGTTCACGAGCGAGTGCCTCAACATCTTCCCAAGTTTCAGTAGCGGCACAACGATTTACAATCGACTTTTCATCTGCACTAAACTGTACATTGAGGAATGAACCAACTTTGAAGTGTAGATTGATTCGGTCGATAAGAGGAAGAGTATTGACATCTACATCCTTGACGCCGAAGAAATCACGCTCGAACAATTCACGATATCCTGCGTAAAATGATTTTACAAGACCGGGATAGCGTGACTTGATGTTGCGCTCGATACGTGCGTCCTCAATAACATTGAGAAAACCTTTGAGTGTAGGGTCCTCACACACTGCATCATGCCATCCTTCAGCAGGCGTATCCCAAGCGTGACCTACTTCGTGACCGATAAGTAGGTCTTGAAGTGAGTTAGACATATCCTTCCAGTTAGGGATATAAAGAGTTCGTGTAGTGGGATTGAAAGCAGCCGTCGGAATATTCTGCTGTTCTACAGATATATTCTCGGTAGCAAGTAGCTTGGCTAGAATTGACTTTGTTTCGATCTTCATATGACGGTCCTCACAACCTTTTCTCATTTTGTCCTACTATTATAGCACCTGGTTGTGAGGATGTCAAGCATTTATTTCTCTAAGGAAATCAATGACTTAGGCTTTCTTTGCCCTTTTCCGAGGGGTTTTAGTCTCGGTAACAGACTTTTTAAGCCCTTTTTCGAGGATATCATTGCGCTTCTGTAGTCTTTCGGTCACTTCATCAGGAGATAACCAATAGTCTTTACCTTCTAGTATACTATCAATTTCTTCCTGTGTAAAGAAGTCTTTGTAGATACTTTCCATCAAGCCTCTAGACCACTTGTCATTGTGATGGACTTGTGCCATCATCTCATTTCCCTTGCCGATAGTACCGCCTGAGAAATTGTGGAACATAAAGATACTGTGATCTGAAATCTCACAAACATCTGCCATCAAGAATAAGAAGGTTGCTGCTGACATACAAGCACCTTCAACTGAAGCTACAACTGTTGCTCGTGATTCTGAAATTGCTCGCATCAATTGTACAGCAGTAAGTGCTTGTCCGCCGTAACAGTTGATGTGTAAGTAAACAACATCTTGCTCAGTAGAAGACCGTAGAATCTGATTCCATTCTGCGTAGTCTTCTGGATTTCCTATTGAGCTGTTTAGGTAGAAATCTAATATTTGACCAGTTGGACGATTGAATACTCCTCGCACTACGGGTGAAACTTCGTAATCTCTTTCTGTTGCTTTTGCTCTGGCCATACTATACTCCATATTATATTTTATTGTAATATCGTGTCACTGCTTTTATTCGTTCTACTTGTTTATCTATAATGGCTGTTCTATTCGGCCAGTGAATATAATCCTTTTCAGGATTCTTTTGAAGATTGAATAGTAGTGGTAAGATAAGGTCCTCTACTTGTTTCAATTTAGCTACAACGTCCTGTTGAACTAATTCTCGATGCTCGTTTATCATGTCGTCATTATTAGTAGTGAGAACTAAGCCTTCTAGCCTTTCCAACTTATCCATTATAGCCTGTAGCTGTTCGTCATCTACTTGCGCTACTACTGGTTGTGCTGGTTCGCTTACTTGAGTAGGTATATCATCTACGGCAGTAAATCCAAAGTCCCAATCGTCTGACATTTTACGCTACCTTTCTCTTATTATAGTGTTTTAATACTTTTTTGTCAAGTGCTTTTAACGCTCTTTGAATTTTCAAAGGTGAAGCTCGCATAGTAAAGTTTTGTCCTACCATGTGGTCGTATTCGTGTAGGATTACACGTGCGTAAACACCGCCAAACTCTTCAATGACTTCTTCGCCGTTTACGTCTTGATACTTTAGTACGCATGAAGTTGGGCGAGTCAAGTTAAGCCAAAGTCCAGGATAGGATAAACAACCTTCTCGCATTGTGACGCCTTCTTTCCCAACTGATAGTAGTTCTGGATTGAAGAATGCTTTCTCGTCTAGTCCTGAGCCACCGACTACAAAAACTTTCATGTCAAAGCCAACTTGGTTTGCAGAAAGTCCTACACCGCCAAATTTACGCATCGCAATAAAGAGTTGTTCGCTGATTTCTTCAGCATTATCTTTTTCAAAATCAAAAAGTGCAGGTTCTCTTTTCAAGAGAGGGTCTACAAAAGATATTAGTTTTAGTTCTTCCATTATATCATCACCGAATAGTTGTTTTTCTTTTCAAATTTAATCACGCTTCTAAACTTGTCGAAGAGAACATCTCCTTTATGAGAGATTACGAATACGTTTGTCTCTTCGCCTATAGTATTTAGTAGCTGCATCACATAGTCTGTGCCATTCACATCTAGTGAACTATCAAATACTTCATCGAGTAGCAATAGGTTAGTGCTTGCGCTGTTTTTCATCTTAGCAATCGTTCGCCAAGTAAATACAAGTGCTAAGTCTATGCGTTGCTTCTCACCTTCACTGAATGAAGCGTAACTAAAGTTGTCCCTGTGTCGTGACTTGATTGTTTCTTTGAATGTCTCATCAAGATCAAACTGAACAAAGAAGTCCATCGACTTTAGATACTTGTTTACTAATTTATTTATCACAGGAAGATACTGACGAATAATTTTAGTTTTAATGCCTGAATCTTTTAGTAGTGACTCAGCAATACTATTATACTCTTGTTCTTCACTATAAGTAGACCGTTGAGCAGTTTTGCCTACTAAGTCTTTAGCAATGTCTTTGAGTTTAGCAGTTTCTTTCTCTATGTCGCCTACTTTGTTTTCTGCTTCAGTTTTTTCAAGGATCAATCTTTGCAGAAGAGTTTGACTAGACATGATGCTATTGTTAGTGTCTATAATTTTCTGTTGAATGTTAAGGAAATCATCATATGATTTATCTAATTCTTCCCACTGCTCAGATAGTTTAGTATTGCCTTCTTCGAGTTCGTTTATCTTGTACTCTTTTTCAGAGGTAATCGTTTCTTTGAAGTCATGTGGGATGCCTTGCTTACAAGTAGGACAGTCATCATGATTATGATAAAAGTCCAATTCTTTCTTTTGTTCACGAATCTTCCTAGCAAACTCTGTTTTGAATGCATCTAGTTTCTTTCTCTTAGATTCGATATCACCAAAACTTTCTTTCTCTTCGGTGTCATACTCTACTTGCTTTTGTAGTGTATCCAAAGTAGCCTGAAGCCCTACAATTTCAGATTCAATTTTTGTGACTCTTTCTTTCTTGTCACTTTCAAGAGTATCGATATATTGCTTTTGTAAGTTTGCCTTTTCTTTAGTTACAGTAAGTTCACTCTCTATGAATCTTAGCTTCTCTTTTAAGTCATTGACTTTAGTCTTCAACACTTCTTTCATCGTAGTGAAGATTCGAATGTCCAGAATGTCTTCAATAATCTCTCTGCGAATGTTAGGAGTCAACTGCATGAACGGTGTAAACGAAGCACTGCCAAGTATCACGATCTGTGTGAATGACTTATAGTTTAGCTTTAGTATATTTTCTTCAAGATGCTTTTGATAGTCACGGACACTAGCATTTTGATCTACCATCTCGCCGTCAATCTCAATCTCAAACACACCAGGATTGCTACCTCTGCGTATCAGGTACTCTTTATTCCCTATCTGAAACTCAACCTCAACAAGCATAGCTTTTCGATTGATGCTGTTGACTAGTTGAGGTTTAGAGATGTTTCTAAAGGGTTTATTGAACAAAGCAAATGTGATGGCGTCAAGCAATGTTGATTTGCCTGAGCCGTTATCACCTAAAATCAAAGTACTACTACTTCTATTCAAAGATACTTCAGTAAATGCATTACCAGTAGAAAGGAAGTTTTTCCATCGTATAGTCTTAAAATTTATCATAATGTTCGTTCAAAAACCTTTATATATATGAGTGAAACTTCGGCTACTCTGTGGCTTGCGCTTCAACATAGAGTGATTGCAGTAGTGCTTTCAGCCTTTCCTTGTCAACTGTCACTTCAATGCCATCAACATATTCTTTCAGTAATGACATAGTGTCTTCAAGGTCAACGTCTTCACCTACAGCCTCGTCTTCGAACTCAGACAAGTCCTCAATGATTTTCAACTCAATGAGTTCACATTGGTATAAGTTATCTATAAGAGCATCAAACTTAGCAAAGTCTGTCTTCTTAACTACAATAACTTTTACACAACCGCCTTTAACTGACTCAAAATCGTATACGCTATCACCAGAAAAATGTCCAGTGTCGGTGTCATCATAATAAATCTTGTGAAAGAGCTTGTTCGGATTGTTGACATATTCCAGCTCTTTTGTGTTGGTATCATATATTGCAAAGCCTCGTGGGTCGTCATAGTCTGACCAGGTTATCTCGTAAGGATTACCCATGTATGTAATATTACCTTTGGTATGCCTATGATGAAAATGACCGCTAACAACCATAGGCAAATGCTTAAACATGCCAGGATCCATACCATGAGGATTAGGGGATCCACGATACATGTCATAACCAGAGAACTCAAAGTGTCCCAAGCATATGTCAGCTTTTGATTTAGAGATGATTTCAAATGACTCTTCATAGTTTTCATTACATATCCAAGGCACAAACAGTACTGTGCTTTCACCCATCTTAATTTCAGTGACTTTCTGATAAAGGGCAATGTTAGTATAGTCTCTCAACAAAAGATCAGGAGAGTTTACATCGTTAGTGTTTTTGAAATAGGTATCATGATTGCCAGGAATCATATGCAAGTCAATATCTAGTTCTTGCAAGCGGTCAAAGAAATATTCTTTACAACTTTTGAGGGTATTGTAATTAATAAACTTTCTTCGGTCAAATGTATCGCCCAAATCAAAAACAGTTTTAATGCCTTGGCGCTCAAGTTCTGGAAAGAATACCTCTTCGTAAAATCTACGAAAATGATTATCAAAGGCAAGTGAGTCACTTCTCGCACCGAAATGTAAGTCTGTTACTAAAGCAAATTTCACGAATTGATCTCATATATAGCTGAATTAGAACCGTGTTCTGCTACTTCTACTTTCACACACCAGCAGCGGCCGTTAGTCATTTCAAATACTAAGTTGTCTGCAAAGTCATATGCGTGTTGAGCAAACTTCTCAGCACCAACGCCATCCATGACAGTTAGTTCAGCAAGACCTTGTTGCTCTAACATATACAGAATATCTATTTTAGGATCAGCAGAATCGACTACGACTTTATGGTCAAAACTATCCTCTAGCCAGTTTTTAAGTTGCTTCAGTCCGCCGAAGTCTACTACCCAGTTCTTTTCGTCTAGTTCTCTACATGCAAATGTGAATGTAAACGCTAAACTGTAGCCGTGTAATAGATGACAGTGTGAATGATCTGCTTTAGGTTGACGAAATACTGCTGACAATCCTATATCGTGACCGTATCTTTTTGTGCTGTAATGCATTATTTAATTCCCTCAAACCAAACTTTCAAACATTCATTATCAATCATTATACTATCTTGTGTGTTGTTTGTCAATGCTTCACACACCATGTTTACACTTTCTTCGAAAGAATCATACAAGTATTTAGAGTCATAAAGTTCTGGGTATACTAGACGATTAGGTACAACTGGTGTAGAACTCAAATAAGATGCTTCTGCAATACCGAACCCAAAGTTTTCTTGTAGTGCGTAACTAACAGTACACTTCGATCTGCCTAAGAGTTCGTAGTATGCTTCTTTGCTTAGATTCTCTTCTTGAGTTTTTATAAACTTAGCATCTATGCCACGAGACTTAACTTGTCTCTCAAGTTCATCAAACAACCACGGTTGTTTTTCGTCACAAACTCTGCCGTTGAACACAACAATATCTTCTTTCTGTAGACCCTTGAACGTATCGAGTCCTGAAAAATCAACAGGCAGCCCAGAAACAATTAGTTTGTTGGGATCAACAATGCGCTTTTTGATAATGTCGTTACGAATAAAGTTACTAGCACAAAATACTTTGTCGCTGATATCAAACACGATATCTTCAAAGTTCTTTGCCCATCGTTCCATGTCACGAACAAAATCAGTATCAGTGAAACTACCTGCATGAATGATACCAGTGATACTAGTTTTCTTCTTGTGAAAATAGTTCATGTAAGCAATAGACTCAATGCCTGGGAACCAAATATCACTAAAGAAAAACACATCGCCGTCTTTAATCTGATTCTGTTCATACAGTGCAGCTATAGTAGCCATTTGCATAGACTTGAACCTAGTTGTAAATGCAGCATTCAAAAACATACCTTCAGGCAGGTCAGCACTTTTTTCAGTGGGAATCACTTTTAGGTATTGAATACCGTTTTCTTCTAAGTAGTTAGTGATGTCCCTGTCCATATGAACAGTGTAACGTCCTTCAATGTGTTCTAAAGGAACATAAATCAACTTACTCATTCTACTCTCCCGTAGTCATCTTGAAGTCTAACAATATCATCTTCGCCCAAGTAACTACCAGTCTGCACCTCTATGATTACTAAGTTTTCTTCGCCGTCGTTAATGAGACGATGAGGTTCTAGCTTATCAATCATGACATAAAAACCAGACTTTACATTTGTTGAAAGATCGCCCACTACTATTTTACCACTACCTGCAGTGACTACCCAATGCTCACTGCGATGGTGATGATACTGCAATGATAGTCGTTGCCCTGGCTTCACAACAATACGTTTGACTTGAAAGCCATCTCCTTGATTTATAGAAGTATAATTTCCCCAAGGTCTATCAACTCTCTGATTAAGCATTACTGAGTATCGCTCCGTTTTCGTCATCTTCAAATACTTCTACTTGTGCCACTCTGCCAGGATAGTTTACTTCAATGTATCCTATAAGTTCTTCTGCCATCATTTCACATGACTTATAATCTGCTTGCATCACCCCTGACTCAAACAAGTCTTCCATTTCACGTTTGAACAGGATAAACTCTACGTCTCGGTCATTGTGGTTGACTTCTAACGTCACATAAAAATGAAAGATGTGGCGATGAGGATATTGTAAAAACTCTACCCCCGGCAAATCTTTAGCTGCTGGATATCTGTGTATGCCTTCTTTCTGAAAGCTAACACGAATGTGTCTACTAGTTACTGGCATTGAACCACTCCGGTGTTTGGCGTTTAGTCCACTTAGCAAAATCCTTTTTGTATACACGATAGTAATTGCGATAAGCCTCTATCACATTAGGAAGTTTTGCATCGTCAGGCATTGCTTGTGGAATCTCAGTGAGATCACCGTCAGGAATATTTGACGGTGTATTACATAGTATACTCTCTAACTTTTGTTGTGTCAAGTGAATTCTACCATATCGGTGAGTATACTCTCGGCACAAAGCAATCCATAGTTTGAACATGTACTCATAGTTTGCTCTAGTTGCCCTCGTCCATATACCGGAAGGGTGATTGATGTGCGATGCTTTGTATACATCAGCTTCAAGGACGGTATCAGCTAAACGCCACCGTTTGATGTTACGGTTGTTGGCAGTTTTATCTTGATACATTGTTCCGTCTAGCACACGATGAGCAGTGGACATAAGTTGAGCGTACTCAATAATCATTTTTACCACATGCTTATCGCAATGCATTTGCGCCGAAACAACAGGGTCTTTATCTAGAGCAAATATGTTCATAACGAATGTTCCTTTAGTTTACCTTACCATGATAACATAGGAACTAGCAGGTGTCAAGACATAATATTCTTGAATGTGGTCTCGAATTCTTCGTTGATGGTAGTTTCTTCCGCAAAGTTCTGCTTGTGATATACACGAGCCATTTTCCGGATAACTCTTTTGTCCAGAAACTCTTCTTCGTGCAGCTTGTTTACGATCTCTTTGATGAGGTCACGTTCTGCGTCCATGCGTGTCATTGAGTTTGACATTTCAACAATTGCGTTTCTTACTTTTTGTGCGTCCATTATATACTTCCTATATCAAATCAAACATTAGGTGTATTCTATCAAAATCTTTGTTAGAATTTAGTGCGGTGTGTCTTTTTTTCGTATTGACCAAATAAGCATTGCCGTCTGCTGGCATATGAATTATTTCATCATCAACAATCATTAAGCAGTTTTCATTGGTGGTAATTGGGATATGAATTCTTTTTTCCATATCAGTGTGCAAAGACATACATTTTCTTCCAGTAAGTTTCATCAACCGCATCCTACCGAAATTATAATCTTTTTCTATAGTATTGTGTATTGCTTCTATGTAGGACCCTTTCAACATTTCATTTAGCACAATGTATTCTTTGGTGTTGAGAAATTGGCCTTCGCCAATAGCAGACCCTATGCCATCATCCCATTGCGATTCTTTGTCTGTGTTTTCTCTGTGTTTGAGACTAATCTGACCACTGGAGCCATACTTTTCAAACAATTCAAGAGACTCTACTGCCAACCTGTCTACATCAAAATTGTAGTTTAGTTTAGAATAGTTACTCACCAAACAGACCCTCTAGTGAATTAGGAGCTACATCGCTAATAGGCATTGACTTCATTTTCTTACCAAGAGCGGGGTTGTTGTACCAATAATTAAAACTTTCACGATCTTTTACTGCATACAGTCCGTTGTACTGATTAAACAATTTGATAGAAGAAGAATACGCTAACAATTTTTCTTTATCATTCAGCATATTATTTATTTGAATCATAAAATTTCTAATACTTGCAGCTGCAAATGTTGCTCTAACCTCTGCCCATTTCTGAGTATTACCATATCTTTCTTTCCAAATACTCGCAGCATTATTCATCACTTCATGAAAAGCAATCAAGTCTATTTCTAAAGGATGCAATGAATTTATGTCTTCATACACAGCTAAATAGTCAGCTCCAGGATCTGCTTGCTTAGGAGTATATCCATCTAAACAATCATCAGCAGCCCTATCTCTGCCAAACTTTACAGTAGACCCTGGTCCGTATGTTCTTCTCCCTGATTTTTTACAAACATCTCCGAGCATATAATAAAGACCAGTTTCTACTCCTCTAGAGTGTGTAGTGCTATCATATGATAAGTGTACGTTTTTATACAAGCCACTCTGTTGAAAAATCAAATAAGGAAGCATTCTTCGTAAAGAACCTACTCCAAGAATGTGTAGATTCATTTGTCCGTCTTCATCACGAATAGGCACTTCACTTGCAATATAAGCACGCTGAACATCTTCTAAGTTACCTGTACCAAGCGCAGCAGCTCCCATCGCAATACCGCCTAGAAGATGATGTTGATCTTTAGGAACAGTTTTGAGAATAATATCTGCCCACTCTAGATAAGTATCTACATCATTGCCTTGCATAATAACAAAAGGCTTACATTTGCTACCAGTTCTCGTAAAAACTTCTAGTTGATTTTTTACATTCTCTCCAGTTTGTTTTGCGTATTTGTGAAAATTAGCACGATCAAACTTTCGTCCGGTAGTATCATTTCTATCTGATTTTCCAGTGTCAGTAATAACTGGAATCTCATCAAAACACATTCCTACATCTGCCCACTTGGCTTGATTCTCATACACTGCTTGTTTCAGTTCAGGAGTGACTGCCTTACCAACAGTAATAACTTGAAGGCCGCCAGAGTCAGCATGTATTTTATGCACATGACTGGCGTACTTTTGAAATTTCTCTCCATAACTATGCTCACAAAATGCATTGTATAACATAGAAAAAGTATGTCCAGTTTCTTCTTCTACAAATAGTTTTTCAAACATATTGTTTATCTTTGAAACCGTATCAGGATTGCTAAGAGTTTCCTCGTTAGCTAAACGAATGAAAGAAGTACCTGAAACTACATACTCTAAACTCATGATTTTAACATATCCATAATAAGTTTTGCTTCGGCGATTGCATCATGCAAAGCGTTGTGATTGATACCAGTCTTTTCTAACTTGCGTCCAAGAACAGAAGTCAATGTTCTCATGTCGTATATGTCCCAAAACTTCCAAGGCAGTTTGCCTGTTTGCCAGCCCAAAGCATACAGTGATGACTCTAATATAGTAACATCAAAACTAGAACCGTTTCCCCAGATAGGAATAGACTTGTCACCATAAAAAGTAACGAACTTATCTATAGCTTCGTCTAGTGGCACTGGATCTTTTTTCCACGAATCAATAGCTTCTTTAGGCTGAGTCGCCCACCAAGCTACAGTTTCTTTATCTATGTGCAAACCTGCTTCTTTACATGTAACAGGATCAACATTGATAAAAAACTCTTCTAGAATTCCATCTTGTAGATTGAACTTAACTGCGCCTATCGAAGTTATGCACGAGTTAGGACGAACACTTAGCGTTTCTAAGTCTACTACAATTTGAACATCAGATGGCTTTATCCGCATAACTGTTCCTGTATTTGAATGTTGTGCATAAATTCGTTACGCATAGCTGGATCAGTCTTCAAACGTCCCTTAAGGACAGTAGTTTGAGTTGAACTGTTTGAAGAACGAATGCCCCGATTCTCACAACAACCATGTCGGGCACGAATGTATACACCCACTGCATCTGATTCTGTGAGGTTTACTATTTCTTCTGCAATCATTTCAGTGAGTTCTTCTTGCAAGTGTCCACGTTGTGCTAGATGTTGTGCTATGCGAGTGTACTTAGACAATCCGATAACATTATTCCCTGGCAAACAAGCAATATAGCAGATACCAGACACAGGTTGGTGATGATGAGAACACATGCTGCGAATATCAGACCTAACAATAATTAACTGATCATATTTACCATCGTTAGGAAATGAAGTTACTTTAGGTGCTGGCTCATATCGACCTGACATTATTTCATTCACATACATTTTTGCTAGACGCCGTGCTGTATCTTTACTATTAGGATCGTTCTCAATATCAATAACGAGGCTACTTAATACTCCTTCGAACTTCTCTGTAAGTTCTTCTATAAGTCTAGGCTTTTCATCTTCATAGATAAACTTAGAGATATTATCTGAGGCGTAAAATCTTGTGTTTTTATGCGCTAATCTTGCTTTAATTACTTCACTTATCATTTTTTATAATACCTGTGTCCCAGTTTCTTGCAAAAGACTCTGCGTAGTGAATGCTTTTACCTGGAAATTCATTTGAGCCAACTTTTTTCCCGTCTTCATACATGTCAACAACATACATAATGTCAGGCCCTGACAGACCATTACCACTGTAAGGAATTTGTCTTATAGTACTGTATCTCATTCAGCCTCCCAAGGGAAAACTACCCATTCATCCACATTATATAATGCTTGACCTACAATGTCAATACCTTTATCGTTTCTTTTATTTAGCAGTACTGCTCGCTTGGCTAATGGAGCTAACTCAGCTACATCGTCCATTGTCAACCCACTATCACATATGTCATCAATGAATAGTGTAGTGTTGTGATTATTGTCGGCCACCTTTTCTACATCTTGACTATAGCCGTCTCGTGTCTGCCAGGCTACAGGTTCAAAAGGAACATTCAGTATATGAGATACAATAACACCCGGTATCAATCCCCCTCGTGAAATGCCAACTACCTTAGTGATGCCAAGATGTTTAGCATCGTGTGCGATATCTAGACACAATGCGTCTATATCCATCCAATCTACATACAGTTTGTGATCTCTAAAGTCCATAACTAAGTCCCTATTTGATTTCCATAAACATAGCAGTGATTGCGAGTAGCAACCTTATACCCACGTTGCATAGCTTGGTTGCAAATTTCTGCAACTTGCTCTTGCTCTTCTTTTGTTGCACCGGCTGGCATTATCCAAATCTCTGGCTTAACAATCTCTGCGCTTCTAGCATACTCTGCTATCTCTTTCGCATATTGATCTATCTCTTGCCAACTTTCTTCTGTGCCGTTACAAACAAATTTGATAATACTAGTGCTGCAAGTTTTTTCTACATAAGACATTAAGTTATCTACCATAACTTGTCCCTGTTCACCTGCTGTGTGCCAAGTCTTAGGACTAATTGACCAGTGCCAACGAATGTCCATCTCAGCAAGATAGTCGTTTATGAAATCTTGTAAATCTTTGTTTATTTTCTTAGTGCCGTTAGTTTCGACTGTAATAATTTTAGGAACATTGCCACGAATAAGAAACTCGTTGACAATTGCTTTCATCTGCTTTTGTTGCAGCATGGGTTCGCCGCCAGTAAAGGCAAGCATATTTTCTTGATTTGAAATAGGGTGTGTAAATTTACCATGAGGAAGAAGTGATTCAAGTTTATCACATGCGCCTTCTACGTCAACGTCTGTTGCTAGATGCTTGTACTTCATTGACCATGTATATGATGAGTCACAGCCTTTGTCCCACACAGGAAGATCCTCTACACGATCTACTGCAATCAAGTCGTAGTCTTTGTAGGGTAGTTCCCATGTGTCAGGCTTTGTTGGATGTGTTTGACCGAAGCCGTTGCACTCTAAGTTACAGCCGAAAAATCTAAGCCATACTGTTGGAGTGCCGGCAAGTTCTGCTTCGCCTTGAAATGACCAGAACATTTCGGAAAAACGAATTTTCATAATAGAAGTCTCTCAATGTTTTAACCAGTATAGTACTATTTAGGTCAAATGTCAAGCACTGATTCTTCTTTTTCATCAAAATATTTCGGTCGTCTTTTCGGCTGTGCTGTTTCGGAGACTTTACTAATTTCTTTCTTGTCTTTAGCGTTGCTGTCGATTTGTTCTTGAACCCACTTCAAATACTCATAGTTTCCAGAGTCACCTTCAATCTCATCAAGTAGTTGCTGCAAATCGATACTAGCTAAGTAGTTTAGTTTAGTTTCAGTTTGCCGAGCTTCTTTCTTGATACGACGGATGAAACTGTAGTATGTGATCTGAGTGAAGTAAGCGAAGGGATTGTTTGACTTCTCCGGATTGAACCTATCAGCATATCTCAAGCAGTTCTCAATGCCGTCAAGAATCATTTCATCTCGGAAAGTATAGTTTACAAAGTTTGATTTGTATGCTAAATGATTTGATATCTTAACGAAACACTCGCCGAGATAGTTTGTACATTGAGGTTTTGGCGCACCATCTAAAACCGCTTGATCCCAAAGTATCTTCCATTCTTTTATTTCGGCAAAAAACTTTTTGTTATCAATATAGTGTGCGTTTTTTTGTTTAGACATCATAGTCTCCAATTGAATTCATAATACAATAATACTAAAAAAAGATTGCCTTGTCAAGTAAATAAATTGCAATAAATGCTTGACAAGGTTTTGCCGTATTGTTATAATTGCTTTGTTAGAAAGAAAGAGAAGAACTAATGAACAATCTTATCTTTACCATCAATCAATAAATCTAACTGCTCCGTCAGATAGTCAAGTTCATCAAAATCAAGATCTTCTAATTCTTTAGCTTCAGGGTCATCTTTCAAGAAGTTACCTTCAAAAGAAACAGGCTTACCATAAACATTCTCTACCATCTCCTCGTAAGAGGAGTACAGGCGCTCACTTAATCTATTCATACAAATAACATTGAACTGGTCTATAACAACTTCACGGTCATCAGTCATAACTAAGAACGGCCTAAGTACCATATGTTCACCTATTATTTTACCGTTATCATCAGTTACAGGTTTAGCAGTAATCTCTAAAGGAAATTTGAGAACAATAGAATCAGGAGTGTATTCTAAATCACCGACTAGATTGATACCATTGGCTAAGTGTACAATGTTGTAGTTAATCTCCACTGATAGGTACCTTTATCATTTTGTATTCGAATCCTTCTTCATTATATATTTTTACACGCTCAACCATATGTCCAAGAGTGTAGTTCTTTTTAGACTTCCAAGATAGGTCATCACCAATATCAAAAAGCTCACAAGATGTCTTGTTGTCGCCTTTTCTCAACCCTCTACCAATACTCTGTAAGTTTCTGATTCTACTTTTACTAGGTGAAGCAAAAACGATATTGTGCAAGTTACGAATATTTATGCCTGTTGAAAACGTACCATATGAGGCGATAATGATAGCATCATTTTCTTTTTCAGTCAATGCTCGTATCTGTTCTCGTTGTTCAGTATCAGTGCCGCCATGAACAAAGAACACACTTCGTTTGTCTCCTACTTTCTCACTTACTAAATCGTTCAGCACCTTACCGTGCTTCTCTACATATTGAAACAACACTAGCGTATTGCCTTTCTGAGTAGTGCATAGATTTTTTATGAATGTGTTACGCCTGGGATTAGATACAATCCAATCCATCTCTTCTTGATAGGTCATTTTTTTTACTAGCTTTCTATCTTCGTCACTATAATCCAGAAGAAGACAAGTAATAGCAAGATCAGCTACACTTTTTTGTTCCATTAGTTTTTTAGTAGTGATTACTTTTTTGACAGCACCAAAGATGCCTTCTAGTACTAACTTGTGTGTCTTAGTACCGTCAAGCGTACCAGTAGTTCCTATTCTATAAGGTGCGTTAGAGCATTTGTCTAGTATAGAAGTAAGAGATTTTGCTTTGAAGTTATGTGCTTCGTCTCCATACACAACGTCAAACTGCTCAAACCATTGCTTAGGAAACTTGTAGATAGATTGCCAAGTAGAGATAGTTATTGGTGCTGAGTTTGACTTTTCTTTTCCGCCGTAGATTCTGTGACAGTTTTCTGCTGCGTTCCAATCATCTGCTGTTGCGTAGTCTCCGAAGTCTCCAAACATCTGCTCAACGAGCGAGGTTGTTGGCACAATGAGGAGCTGTTTGCGACCAAGCTGTTGGTGATAGCGAACAAGGTTATAGATAATAAGAGACTTCCCAGATGCAGTGGGGGAAAGTAAGAGGGCTCTCCCTTCGTTGATAGAGTGTTTGACAGCCTCGATTTGATAGTCTCTGATTTCAATGTCTTTTCCGCCGCTCTGTAGTTTTAGTTTTTTAGCTAATGATTCTACATACTGAGTAGATACTGGATCGCCAACATCTTTTATATCAACTTCTATTTTATATTCTAAAGTATTTGCAAATTCTTTTAGGTACGGTAACAGACCTACATAAAGTTCTTGTCTGTACATGTTGAACAAACGTGCTTTTCCATCCCACATGCGACTCTTGTAGCTAGGCATAAACTTAGCTCCAGGCACATCGAATGTAAAGAATTCAGATATCTCTTGAGCAGTAGAAGGGTCACTATCTACTTTGAGAAACACTTCATTCTTTTTAGTTACTCGTATCACTACATAAGTCCGTTAGTAAACTTCATAAACTCGATAGCATTTTTGATATCACAAGTTCTGCTATTCAGAGATTTCATAACAAACTCACACTGATACAAACACGCTTTAATATATTCTATTTTATCTACGATTTTTATTATGTCAGAATCGCTATCTAGATATTCTTGCATCTCATTTTTTAGAGGCTGCGGTCCTAGATACTGTTCCCATCCTAAGTTGTCTAACTCTTCACGAGACAGTTCGCCTCTGAAGTAACGCCACTTAATACGGCGCAAAGAATACATCTGAGATTCATATTTTCTCAGTTGCAACTTGAAAGTTGTAAGGTGGTTCAGATACTTAGAGTGTAACTCAGGAGTTTTTGTAGATTCACTGCCAAGATTTAGTTCATCAATTTTGCAGTCAGCTTTCCACTGATCCTGCAATTCGTTCAACGTAATCATAATAAAGCCTCATAATATATAAACTATTTATACTGCCTCTATCTTGTATTGTCTGTATCTAAAAGAAGCTACTCCTTGAAAGTAATCAGTATTCCCTGAACTTAATTCAAACTCTAGTCCACTCAAAGATGTAGGAAACGCATCTTGAAATACAATTTTAGTTTGTGGATTGTTATTAGAGTCTAGAATAAACAAAGACGCATCACTGAAATTTCCTAACGCTTGTTGTTTATCAACTCGGATGTTAGGAAAACGATATGACTGGCTGTTAGAGAAGTCTGTGTATTGCTTGTGTGATTCAGGAAAACCTAGACCAATAAGCCATTCATAAAGCTCATTATAGTTTGCCATGTTTTCTTGTATGATAAAGCGAATCATTAATTCACCGTATGCAAGTTTATCACCCGGCTCATAGTAATCTACGAGAGGTGTTGCAACTTGAGGTGATCCCAATGAAACATCAGGAATGTTCGCCGACTGACAGAAGAATGATACGTTGGGCAAATTATGAACTAGAAACTTAAAACCATTTGGCTTTAGATAATCTAGTTCACTCGGATTCCCAGCGGACCATGATGCTTCTTTTACACTTGTTAAGATGTCAACCATAGTAATATCCTTAAAAATCGATACTACTATTTATAACGATTTAAACTACTGCGATTGCAGCCATTACGACAGGTGAAGTTACTACTAATGCTAATAAAAAAGTAACAACAGTTTCTAGCTTGGCAGTCTTTGCGCCGATTCTCATTTCTAGTTCCTTGCCTTGTGAGCAGAATAAAGTTAAAATAAAGTGTGTAGATAATACACACATATACTTATAACAATTATGCGCTCACATGACAAGATTCTAACAAAATAATGACAAAAGTTTGTCAATTTATTCTACATTCTTCCAAGTAAATGCTCCAAAGAACATTTCATCCTCGCTCATCTGTCCCCAAGGCACTAGTCTGCTTGGATCTGGATTCATTGGATTGTCTGCTGAGTTATCAAACGCACCCTCTACAAACAATCTAGTTCCTGCAGGAATAAACTTAGGCTCTCTCCACGTATATGAAAGTTGCCAAGCGTAGTCGTACTTAGGAATATCAATCAACTCTTCTTCAGTACCATCAGCATAGATTGCTTTTGCTTTCATGCTCTTACCACGGAAATGCATGTGAGGCAAGAATGTATGCAATCTGATATCATTCTTCAATGTAATCTCTGCTGTCTGTACAAAGTTAGGATCGTATGG